CTACGTAATTAAATTCTAGTGACTTTTCTTTCATACCATTTTGTCTTGTAAATGAATATAGGTTGATTTATAAAAAAAAATTGGGTAAATACAAAATATTTATGTATTTTAACAAAAAAAATGGTGGTAGGATAAAACAAACCACCAAAATATATAGATTTAACTATTCATCATCATCAATATATGGATCTAATTCAAGACCTATAGGTGCTTCAGGATTAACATCTACATCATTTGCATCAACCCAATCTCTATATATGTATGCGTTTGTATTCCATACCTTAACCCAATAATTAAGTTCATAGACTTGATTATTATCGAATGTTTCAGGCATTACATCAAATCCCTTCATTACAGAAGCCATGTCCACAGTACTCCATTTTAAATCTAACATCTCCCTATCTGCTAATTGAGGTAAGTCGAATATATCTAGTGGATTTTCATGAATTAATTCTGATGTTACTACGTGTAATCTAAGTCTCATCTCAGTCACATACACGTTATTTGGTCTTGGTATATTTCTTATTTCCTCTGGCTTTAAAAATATAGCTGGGAATATGATGAGTTGACCTATGTTTTCAAACCCCTTGATTTGTTGCATTTGCCCTCTATTCAAATCCACAGTCTTAAATACTTTTTCACCACGACTATTTGTGACAGCCTTTAGCTTATCGGTTATTTCTTGAAGTACTCCTTTTATTGTTGACATATTATCTACCTATCGTATAATTAATTCCAAAAGATCTAGCTAATCGAGCACCAAAAACCTTCTTTAATTTTCTATTAAGTTTAGTTGACTTACCAAGAAATTTTCTTGCAGGAACTTTTTTTCCAGTTAACTCACTAACGAATCCTGTATTAGTTGGATATGCATAGTCCCTACCCTTCTTACTTAAAGCTTTGTACCAAACACTTCCAACTTGATACCCACCTTGCGTACCTATGGCAGATTTTCTATCTCTCCTAAGCTTACCTGTTTTACCCTTAAGTATCTTACTATGTCCTTTCCTCCTTATTGTGTCTGGTGTATTGGGAACCCAAGGCTCATTTGTTTCGTCTGTAAATCCTTGATTATCAAAATTCTCATCAAAGAACTCTTCAGCAACTAATGTGGCGTCTTCCAAAGCCCTCGTCACCTCACCCTTGAATGAGCGAGACAACGAAGATACCTGATTCATAAATTGCTTTGGTGTAAATGTAGCCATTACTTATTTGTCTTTGAGATAACTCTTCTAATCTTTGTTGCATCAGCTTGAGTCAATCCTTCATAATAAGGATGGTATTTTGAAAACACAGCTCCTGACTCCCCAACATTTGTTCTGAATTCTTTTGGAACATCATCTGCAGGAGGTAGGCTTCTAGACTTAGTTAGAAGTTGACCATTAGTTGAACCTATATCAAATAAAGAACATCTACATCCATATTCCCAAGGTGGAGTGAAGTTTGTCTTAGCCCAATCAGACTTTCTAAGCTTAATCCCCTCAAGTGCATAATGGGTGTCTCTAACATTCGCATCACCTTGAGTTTTATACTGAAAGATTGATTCATAATTAGAATCTTCTCTCCATCCTTTTGCAAAATTATATCCAACTTGCATTGCATGACCTTCTACCTCATGCCAAGTTTTATTAAATAATATATTTGCTTTATTTGCTTCTTCAACAAATAGTCCATATCCCATTCCATTAACTCTATATTTGGCAGCTAAATCAGAAATTATTTTTAACAACTGATATTGCTTACTTGCAGAAAATGATGCAAAGAATCCAGATACAGCATTCTTATATCCCTCAGAACTTGAGTCTTGAGATAGTGCTTCAAGAGAGTATCCATATTCTTCAGTAAATATCTGAGAAAGTATCGAATATTGAACCGCAGTCATCTCCTCATAAGCATCTTCAACAGCAGTACTGTCTCCAGCATATATTCTTGGTAAGAACGAATTAAGTATAGATGAAAATTTTTCTATATCATCTGTTAATGCTGCTACAATATCTATTTCGTGCGTATGATAGCTTCCATACATACTTACTATATTGTTGACTATATTTACGCTTGAAAGTTCGTTAGAGTCCAATTTACGCAAAGACTTATCCATGTAAGATGCATTGTCATCAAAATCACACCCTGCTACCGTATCAAAGAAATTTATTTCAGCAAGAACAGAGTCTTGTGCTTTTTGAGCATCCTTCTTATCCTTAGCCGCTTGTTCAGGGTCTTTAGATATTTGTTCATCTGGATTACCTCTCTCCTTAACAGTTTCTTCTCCATATGTAAGAAGTTGGTCATTTGATTCTTCCAATATTTGTCTTCCAACAGTTACTCCAAACGTAGACTCTATTTCTTCAGCACTAATCTCATAAGAACCAAGTAAAACTTGAAATAAGTCTTTCTTAGATTCTGGAGACATCTCAAGAACATTTGAATACTCAAACGTAGATCCTTCAGGAATATCCATCCCCTTCTCTTGAAGTCTCCAAATCAAATCTTCATTAACATTATTCTGAACAAATTCTCTGATAGCCTCTACTCTATCAACCATTACTCTATATTGAATTTCAGCAGAACCTGCGTAAGCTTGACTCTCAGTTGTTGCTGATTGACCAAGAATAAGCATTGTAAGCTCATCATTAGTTAATCTAACTAATTCAGTATAGATTTTGTTGGTATCATTTGAAATCTGATTAAGGAATGTGATATCGTCCTCCAATCCTGTAACAATAACTCTTGTATCTCTTGCTTCAGCTATTTCATTTGCCAAATACTTCTTCTCTTCGTATGAATCATCAGTTGTCTTACCAACTATCATTGGAGTACCATAAGTCTCCGCATACTGAGTGTGTGAGCTTAAAGCGAACCTCTTAGACATTACTATTGGTAGTGCTTTAATTAGCCACCCCAATCCTTCATCTCCATCAACAAGAACATAGTCTTCTTTATATTCATCTGAAGTAATATCCCATCCACTTGTGTCGTACATATATTCAAGTACCAAGCTGTCTAGTGGGGCAACGTTTCTTCTTTCAATAAACCTAACCTCTTCTAACGTTCCAGTTTTTTTATTAAGGTCACCAAGCTCTATTAGAGAGTATCCGTATAGCTTTGATTCTAGAACACCCCTAATGTATTTTGGAAACCAAGACTTTTTAATAAGCTTAGTTGCTGCTTCGTTTACATTACCCTCTGAATCTCTAATAGAATATCTTTCACCAATAATCTGATGAAATAACGAATCTACTATTGATGTTAGATGTAAGTCCAACATACAATAGTCATATAAATCCATTAATTTATAACGATAATCTAATCTATTGTTAAAGTGATGATAGTAATTATAATTGGATGTGGTTTGATATTCATTTACAAAGTCGTTTATTGACTTTGAACTCCTATCAAAATATGCATACAGCTTTTCAAAATCAAAATCGTCTGTTCTAATTTGAGGGTCACCATCAGAAGTAGTTCCATTCCCGTTTGTAGCACCCGTATTTGCTGTGTATTCTCGTTGACCTGCAGCCATATCTATATCTTTTTAATTTATAAGACAATATCAATGTCTAGTCAATGAATATAGGTATTTATGCATAAAAAGATTGGTCTTGATTGCTTAAGATATATAAAAAAGTTAGTGGTTATCAATATGGATATCAATAACCACCTAAAAAAATATATTAATTGAAACTAAGTTCTGTGGCTGCACTTAGTACTAAAAGTCTTGCTGGTATATCATATATCTTTGTCTCTTGATTATCAGCAAAAAATCCTATTATATCTTCTGAGTATACAAAGTGCATATCGTCTGATATTTCTTGAACATCAAAATCCTTACTGAGAATTCTTATGTCGTAGTGATAGTTTTCAATATCATTTTCATTTATAGGTTCAAGTAGTATTACGTCCTTATTTGATGACCTGCTAACAGCAGTCCTCTTTATTTTAAAATTTATTGTATCGTTTCCCATTTTATAACATTCATATTTCTATAAATGAATATAGGTATTTTTATATAAAAAAATATTATCTGTTATTTCATTAACAAACATAAAATATAAATATTCGTTAATGTGTGCAATTATATCATTATTTCCGTACTATAACTGAACATAAATTGTAATTATATGAAGAAGAAGAAAGTGTATTTGCAAAAGAATACACGAAACGGATTATATAAGATTGGTAGGTCAATCAATCCAAGAATAAGAGAAAAGGTACTTAAATGGGAGGAGATGATTTAATGTCTAGTAAAGAAATGGTCTTAGGGTAGTAAAAAGATGGTCTTAGGTGGGGGAAAGAAATGGTCTCACTTATTATTATTATATATAACTACTTATATATTAATTAATATTACTGAGACTTGAAAACATTCTCAGATAGATAATAAAATAAAATTATGATAAAGGAACAAGAGAAGAGAAAATTCTTGAGAGAAGAAGAGGGTAAGGTGTTCATAGAAGATATTGAAAACTCTCAGTTAATAGAATTGGGTTCAGTAACAATGTCTAATGGATATAAGACATCTCAGTTTATTTTACATCCAACTAAAGTAGAAGAGTATGTTGGGTTGAAGTTTTCAGATATGTTTTTTATGACAATATTACACCTCAGGCAGAAAGGTATGATTGTAAGAGGTCTTAGAAGATCAGTTCTAATAAAAGAGTTTGGCTTCTCTCATGGAGCTATCAATAGGACTCACAAAAGATTGGTTGATGCAAAGTTGATTGAAATAAGTAAGACTTTTGACAATAATACAATCTATGAAATAATTAATAAGGATTTATTTAATAATCATTATTGTGATAGAATAACCCCATATCTTTTACTAAATAAAAACCTCTCTCCAGAACACAAGGGTTTTATATTGAAGATTTGGGAACATATTTTGGAAGATATTTACGACCATGTTTCGTATGGAATAGAGAAATTGGCACTAATTATTGGTTCGACAAAACCTACTGTAAAAAAGTATATTGGGGAGTTGAAGGCTTTAGGATATATTGAAAGTAGGGACGTTGGCTTTAATATAAGTAAGAAGAGACTGTTGTTTGATTTGGAGAAGTTTGCATTAGACTACGCTAAGAACGTAATGTAGTAGAGACATCAGTCACTTTGTATGAAATAGTAAAATAAGCCCTGTATTAATGTCGGCACCGTATTCAATTAACAAAATAGATACAATGTATCATCTCATAAATTAAGCCTATTAGATGTCTTTAAAATGAGTGTAGAAATACTATAAAAATAATTGTGTGAAAGTGTGCAAATATTCAATTATATCCGTATTAGTAGTATGTGTATTAATGAATTATTTATGTAAAATTAAATACAGATTTACAATATTTAAAAACTAAGATTATGAAAAGCACTAGAATAGAAGCAGAAGAAAACGAATACCCAAAGTTGAAGATTAATAAGGAGAGAACTATTATTGTATTATTTACATGGAATAATAGAGGGTTTGTAGTAGAATCTTTAAATGAGGTTTACAATCTAGGTGACGAGAGTCGAAATTGGGCAGAGGTTGATTTTACAACCTACAACGGAACATTAACGTTAGAAAACTAAGATTATGGGATTATTGACAGAACAAGATAAGAAAGAGTTACATAAGTATTGCCTACAATTGTTTACCGATACAGCTTGTAAAGAAAACTACGAGATGCAAAAAGGTATATTTACAGTTGTTGAATATGTACTAAATCAAGTGGGAAAATTACCTATAGATATTGTTAGCTTTTCGTTACTCGAACAAATAACGGCTAACGCAATAACTGGTATAATGGCAAACCCTAACGCTATGCCTACAACAGCTCAAAACTTCCACGATATAGCAGAGGACGCTGTAAGAATAGGAAAAGAGACTGTGAGGCAATTAAATAATGAAAGCTAACGGTTGTGTTGTGATTGATTATTAACGATTAAATATAAGAGAAATGAAATATAGAATAGGTAAGAAACTAAATAGAGTGATACTTGATGAAGATGGCAAGAAAGTAGCTGTGTGCGTACAAGGCAATGAAGATGTGGCTCAACAAATATGCGATTTACTAAACGATAAAGGCTTAGTTAATAATTTATCTCAACACCTTGTTAGCAAGCGTGAGTTGGTAGATGAAGATATGATTGAGTTTACTAAATGGATAATAAAGTTGGGGTACGAACACAGGCTTGACATACTACCAAATGAACTAATAGGATTCTATTTAGTGAACAAAGAAAGTATAATAAAAAACAATGCTTGCTAATGGCGAATTATAGAAGCCGTAAACACTAAAATAAATTTGAAACAGTAAAGCAGCTAATGGCTTTTATAAATTGTTAGCTGTTATTAACTACGAATAAATGACTATCACAGAAATAATAGAAAAG